CATAGGTACTTGATCTAGACGGAAACGCTGTCCGTAAGTACGCTCAAAGGCAGCGCGACCGATCGCCGCGTTGACTAAGCACAGGATAGGGAATGAAAGGGGTGAGCCCATCAATTGCCCATTAGATTGAACGACATATGCGTCCCGAGAATAATTAATCTTCTGCGGGCCTAGGCACATCTCAAACATAGCAAGGGTGACAGGATCTGCTGCCATCGTCTCATAAGCAACTTTTGTGAGATACATATTCATCGTGTTTGTCGCGCCCTTGTAATCACCGGAAACAATCATACGACTTGAACACCAAGGACCAGGAAGGTTTAACGCTTCTTGGATGGTATACGAGTCACACTCCTGACCAGTGAGACGGAAGCAACGAAATCGTTGTAACTGATCCCACATCTGCTGCTGTAGAGGCTTCAACTGACAGTAGTAGTCACCTTCGCCCTTTGTAATCGTCCGAACCTTTAAGGGCTCATAGATGGGTGAGACCTCAACGTTTAGTAGCTTACAGCCACGAACGAAGAGACGCTCGATCGGACACACTTCGCGAAATGCGCGTCGGGCAAGAACCCAATCGTATGTGTATCCGTACTCAGCGATAGGCTGGGCAAAGAGATCTCGACGCGTCCTAAAACGAATCAAGCCAAACTCTGCCCACCCATCAGTCTGACCCCCCTTCATACACCGCCGAAGAACATGACCAAGAGCACCACCGTCTGGAATCTTCGAGCCAATCACGGCTCGTCGACCCACGGAGTAGTCCAAGGAGGCGTCGTAAAAGCTAACGCCATCTGGGAATACTTCCTTTACCGTGCGACGAACAGCACGGCAGAGGAGCGGCAGAGGTAGACCTGGTTCAACGGAGATGTCATCCGCAAAAGCCTTCACCTCCTTCTCGACCTCGGTAGTCCTCATAGAGGGAAAACCACGTTTAAGTCCTTGAAAAAGAGTTTCACTCAGCTTCCACGATTGCCATGTCCCGCGATCGAGCTTCCTCAGCATCCATTGTCGGACCTTCCCATCGACCAGGATCCCATCTAGTTCGACGATCTTAGAAGATCGATCGACTGGACAGTCTCGAAGCCTATTGGAGAGCCAAACACAGTGATACTTTAGGTTCGCGATCGAAAGACCATAGAGATCAAGAACAAACCAACGCTCCATAGTCTGGCGCCACTCCAACCGATCAAGGTGGGGGTAGCGACAAACATAGAGTGCGGAAAGTAAGACCTCACAAATCTTCCGCGCACGAGTAATCGATGCGTGAACGAGTTTCAACGCCCAATCGCCGGTCCGACCAGCCTGAATGCATTTAGCATCAGGTGTCGGACCGGACGATAGGGTCTGGAACCAGTCTCTCCTTAGATCAAGGTAAAGCTGGTTCCTCCGTAGGAATTCCATTGGAGGGTTGACGGGATCACTCTGATCCGGTCCTAGGCGCCACTCAGCCTGGTGTAGATTTTCTTCCAAAGATGACAGTTGACCGAAGTAATCGGAATACTTGTCATCCCCTTTGTCTAGGTAAGGCAGAGGGGTAGTGGGTTCCATCTTAGAACAAGGTGGGATACTGCTAC